TCTTTAAAGCTGCCCTTTGTTCGATAGATTCCAAGAATCGCGCGCACGTCTTCGCCAGCTATGAAGCCGTTGACACAGTTTCTCTTGAGGTAGTCTATGACTTGATCTTCATAAGGGATAAGAGGCATATCATTTTCGTCTTCATCTATGTCTCTTGAATTCTCTTGCTCCAGTCTAATTCGTTCACGTTCTTGCGCTGCTTTAACGCGGGCTTTGGCTTTCTCTTGTGAAATAAGCATATTCACAAGATAAATTCTATTGAAGGGCTCAAAACCGTGGATTGCAAACGCTGTTTCTATGTCTCTGACCGCTTCATTTACCGTTTCAGACGTCATTGTTCGTGCTCCATTCATTGTCATTCGTTGTCATCCCGGATTGTCATTCGCTAAGTCGTTGATTTTACTCACGTTTTTTCTTCTTTATGACTTAAATGACAATAATGACAATAAGAGTAACTTAGGGGGATGTAAAGTAGTAATATCATAATATGTAGGTACGTATGTACGGGGGTGTATTACAACGCTCCGGCTAGGGGAAGATAGCGGATTTCGTTGTCTGTCATGTCATCTTGTCATTTTCGTTTAAAATCAATGGCTTATCGCAGTGACCATTGTCATTCGACAATCTGTGATTGTGTCACCTAACCGGACTCAACTTATTTTTCAACCTTAAATTGTAGAAAAATAGGCAATAAAATCGTGCCACATTAATTAACAAAGAATTACACACAATCTTGAATTGTAGAAAAATAGTCAGCTAAACCGTTGTAAAAATGGATTAGCGCGGTCACGAAAATGCTGATAAATGAATTTATCCACACATAATGGGGGTTTTCGATGGTCAATGGAAAAGCAAAAGGCAAAGTCGGTGAGCTGGAGGTTGCGGCGATCTTGCGCAAAGCAGGCTTCGCGGCGCGTCGCGGGCAACAGTTCTGCGGCGCGAATGGTGATGGTGACGTGGTAGGCGTTCCCGGAATGCACTTGGAGGTGAAGCGACAGGAACGGCTGAATCTGCGTCAGGCGTTCGAGCAAGCTTGCAGAGACGCGCGGGACGGTGACACCCCGGCTGTTGTGCATCGTTGTAACCGTGAGCCCTGGATGATATCTATGACCCTGGATGACTGGTTAGCGATGGTGCGCGCGTTCGATGGACTTTAAAATACAGCTCCAAGGCATGGCGCCTATGACGCTTGAAGAAGCGCGCATATGGCGTCGCGAGCAGATGAAGCGGCAAGAGGCGTTATGGCTGTCGATAGCCGAAACGCCTTTCAGCATCATTCAACAGCTGGCCGCGATCGCTACGCATGATTGGGATGACGTCTTTGTTCAAGGTGAGAACGGGGAGCCACGGTTTCGCGATTGGGATGACATGACGTGGAAAGGCAAAATCGGCCTTACCTCGATAACTGTCACAGAAACAACGTTAGCAGATGGAAGCGTTAAGCGGACCATCAAAGCAACGCGGGATGACAAGCTTAAAGCTATCTCCATGCTCAAAGACTGGATGGAATTGCACACATACAGGGCGTTTAAACCGCAGGAAATTGACGATAGCAAGAAAGGGCGCGGTCTTTACATAGATTTAAAGGATGAATCACGGGTTTATACGATTGATGACGTTGACGAAAAGTCGGAAATTGCGAGATTGTTAGATGAGTAAAGACCGCGAATTGAGTGTTAGCTTTACAACGTCACCCACTATTCGCCGATTTCTGGCTTGCTCTAACCAGTATGCAATCATCATTGGCCCTGTCGGGAGCGGAAAGACTGTCGCGAACGTCATTAAGCCGTACATGTGGGCACTCGAACAAGAGCCAGGGCCTGACAATGTGCGCTATTTCAAAGCTGGCTTTGTTCGTAACACCATGCCTGAATTGCTTCGCACCACGATCCAGACATACACAAGCATATTTATTCAGGATATGTTCGGAGATATCCGCCGTTCGTCCCCTGTTAGTCACCGCATAAGCTGGGAATCGGACGGGTTGAAAGGTGGGAGATTCATTCAAGAACCGTCTGAGTCCGGGTTAAGTATGCGTTGGGAACCAAACGACGATAATTCCCCCGGCTTGCAGTATGATATTGACTTCTTTGCGCTGGATAGGCCGCAGCAAGTTAAAAGCCTATTGAGTTATGAAGCCACATATCTGTTCTTCAATGAGATTCGCGAGATACCAAAGGCCATTATTGATGCTGCTGGCGATCGTGTCGGTCGTTATCCATCGTGGAAGAACGGCGGCGTTCCCCCTACTAAGTGGGGCGTTGCTGGCGATACGAATCCGCCAGACGAAGACCACTGGATTTATGATTTCTGCATTAACCCCCCGGATGGATGGTCGTTTTTCCTCCAGCCTCCTGGCATTTCAGAGGTCGAACAATGCGGGGAGAACCAATTCAAGGCGAAAGCTGGCGAACCAGATGTAGGAATAGTGCCAAAGGAATTCACGACAGAGTGGAACGGAAGGCGATATGCCGTCAATCCAAGAGCTGAAAACCTAAACAACCTACCGATTGACGGGCGCATTGACTCAATGCGACACATTCTAGGGCGTGGCAATTACTATTTGTCTCGTGTCGCTGGCAAAGACTGGACGTGGATACAGAGCTATTATCAGCGAAGATTTGTCTATGTTCGTGAAGGGCGTCCGGTCATTCCTGAATTCGGCCTCGAACAAGAGTTCATCGTCGTTGACGATTTGCCTGTGCTGGAAGGGTTCGCGATTGGTGGCGGCTTTGACTGTGGCGGTGGCACGCTGTCGCCTGCTGGGATCATCGGTCAAAAGGGACCGCGCGGTATCTATCTCATTCATGCGGAAATGAGCGTTCACGATACCGGCATCGAACGCTTTGGCAATGCGTTTAAACAGTTGTTGCTTTCCGACTTCGCCGCGACCCGAAACGTGCATGGGAACGAAGTCCCACTCCAGCTTGAAGATTTCTTTGGTGACCCGGCCGGCCGGCAGCGGGACCAGATTTTTGAACAGGTCGTGTTTGACCACTTGAAGGGGCACGGCATTCCGGTAAGAGCCGCGCCGACGAACGACCCGCAGTCGCGCATTGACGCGACCAAGGCGCCGATCATGCGGCGCATTGACGGCAAGCCGGGCATCTTGATAAACCGCCGGAAATGTCCCAAGCTGATTAAGGGCCTCGCAGGCGAATGGAAGTTCCGGAAGATGCAAGTTCCTGGTTCGGATCGATACGCGGACAATCCGGAAAAGAATCCGTACAGTCATGTGTGTGAGGCACTCGGTTATTATCTATGCGGAAAGGGCGAGTTGAGGACTTTGCGCGGGAGAAACAAGCAAGCGGAAGTGGAACGCATAGACGACGAATACGATTATTTTCATGAGCGGAATCAATGACAGCTTGGACGGACGCCATAGACGGGCAAACGGCAGCGATTGATGCAAAGACGACTTCGCTTAATTCACAAAGGGCGTCGCTCGTTACTTTGCAGGATACGGCAAGCTCTGTCTATTTCGCTGAATTGGCGCGGACAATCAGTATGATTGACGCCCAAAAGGCGGCGCTGGCGACGTGGCGCGGCGTGCTGGTCAATGCCCGCGCTTTGGGTTATCTTCCGGACAGCAACACGAAATGGTACGAAACATGGAACGCGTGAGGTAAGGCACATGGGCGGAAATGTTATGGACGACTGGTTTGGTATCGAGTCCCCAAAGATGCCCGACATTCTAGAGCCGCCTAAGCCGCCATCGCTTGACGTAGCGGCCGAAACGCAGCGGCTTACCGATCGGATGCGCTTCCGGAAGGGCAGGGCCTCCACTCGGCTCGGTGCGGGCGCACTGACCGGCAAGACGCCGGGATTCAAGCTTCTTGGGGGAACCGCATAATGGGCGCCCGGTATCAGCCTGACCAGAGGCTGGCGCTTATCGCTGCTGGCGTGGCCAGCGCTGGCGAGGAATGGCGCGGCGGTGATGGCGTTGCCGTGCTTACGGGGACGATCCCTAGCGGCGGGATCACGCTTCAATACTCACCTGACAATGGCGACAATTGGGGGACCGTGCACGTTTACGGGACCAACGTTCACGCCGAATGGACAACCGAGGGGCACTCGCTGAATTTCAAGATGCCCGCGTGTCGGCTGCGAGCGTCAGCTACAGGCGCTGGCGTCAATCTGCTTGTGGTCAGTGTGTAGCCATGACAGCACGCTATCAGCCTGATCAAAGACTGCAAATCATCACCGATGGCACGCGTAACGAAGACGGTGTTGAATGGCGTGGCGGCGAGGGCGTGGCCATACTTATCGGAACCCCAGGCGTAGGCGGTATCTATCTTGAGATATCGCCGGATAACGGGACAACATGGGTTAAGGTGAGGGTGTTCGGTATCAATCAATTCGTGTTCTGGGACAATGATACGGATAACCACGCCCTGAATTTCAGGCTTCCTGCGTGTCGCTTGCGCGCGTCTGATGAAGCGACCGGCATTAATGCCTTTGTTGTGAGCGTTTAAACATGCCAATAGCCAAGCAGATTTGCCGCGAGATCGAACAAGAGAAGGCCGATAGGTCGAATTTTGACGAGCAATATACCCAGATTGCACGCCGAATTCTGCCACGGCACGACACATTCCAAGGACGAAATGTCGCCGGGGGTGAACGTCGGACGGAATGGCAGTTTGATTCTCTTGGGATGGTCGCTCTTGATCGCGCGGCAGCGGCTTGGAACAGCATGGCGACGCCTGCCAATGAACAATGGCATGGGCTGGAAAGCGAAAAGAAGGAATCGAGAAAGAATATCAGGGTGAAACAGTGGTGCGAAGGCTCAACAGATGAGCTGTTTCGCATGAGATATAACCACAAGGCGAATTTTTCCTCACAGGTTTACGAATGCTACAACCAATTGCTAGCATTCGGAACTACGGTAATGATGACGGAAGATAGGCCAGCTAGGCCGGTCAATTACATCTCTTGCCCGTTGTCGAAAACGTGGATTAGAGAAGGTGAAGGAAAGCGGGTTAATTGGGTTTATCGCGAGCTCGATTACCGGCCGCATAGGGCAATTGCTGAATTCGGCGCTGAAAATCTCCCGGAAAAGATCATTCGAGCGGCGGACAACAACCCGAACCACAAATTCCGTTTCTATCACCGTGTGGCGCCTGCTGAATTCGTGGATAAAGGGAAACGCGGCCTGGAAGGCATGGCGTTTCGCTCCCACTATGTCAGCGAAGAAGAGAAACGTGTTGTTGCACAAGGGGGCTATCGCACGTTTCCATTTGCGATTGCCCGGCATGTTACAGACTCGAATGAAGTTTATGGCCGCTCTGTAGCCATGACGGCATTGCCTGATATCAAGATGCGCAACGAAATGCGCCGCAGCGTTATGCGGTCAATCCACAGAATGGCCGAGCCAATTCTGTTACTCTCGGATGATGCGTCGCTGTCCGTCTTTCAAATGCGCCCGGGTCACAGGAATAAGGGCTATCTGACTGACGCAGGCGTGCAGCTTGCCCAGCAATTGAAATGGGAAGGCGATCTTCAGCCCGCGCTTGCCGTGCTGGAAGAGACAGCGAAAACGGTTAACGACATTTTCTTCGTTACGCTTTTCCAAATCCTAGTCGAAAATCCTCAGATGACGGCTACGGAAGTGCTGGAGCGGATGAAGGAAAAGGGCGTTCTGCTCACTCCGACAGTCGGACGGTTCCAATCTGAGTTCCTTGGTTCCTTGATTGAACGGGAGCTTGACATTGCAGCGGCGCGCGGCCTGCTTTTCGCCATGCCGGATGAGCTTCTTGAAGTAGGCGGCTTGGTTGACGTCGTCTATAAGGGGCCGCTGGTCCGCGCGCAGCAGGCGGAAGCCGCGCTTGGCTTCGTGCGAACCCTGGAAGCTGTGTCACCACTCGCGGAAGTGAAGCCGGAAATCCTGGATCGTTTCAATCTGGACGTTGCCTTGCCGGAGCTTGCTGAAATCAATGGGATGCCGTTGGCTTGGCTGCTGACTGATGAGGAATACGCAGAGCTCGTTAAGAGAAGGCAACAGCAGCAAGCCGCTGAAATGGCCTTGACGGCGGCGCCCGGCCTTGCTACGGCTGCAAAGGACGCCGCACAGGCGCGGCTCTTTGGTGCTCAAGCAGGGATGTAATGGACGATAGATTCTGGGCGCGGCTAAGTCGCAAGGTTCGGGCGTATCGCTCGTTAGAAGGTGCGCATGGCTGGCCGGTCGTTTTAGCGGACCTTGCCCATTTTTGTCATTACAACCGGCCAATTCCCAAAATTAGCCCCATTACCGGCAGTGTCGATCCGATCGCAATGGCGGTTGCGGCCGGCCGTCACGAGGTTTTTCTTCGCATTATCGAGATGATAGACGCGAATGATCAGAAAATCCGTGCATGGATGCACGATGATGCAACGCAGGAGCAGCGTTTAAACGATGAAACACCTTATTAACTCCATGCCTCTTCCCTTTTTCGAGGGTGAAGGTCAGGGCGGCGGTGGTGCAGGTCAGCCAGCTGGGCAACCAGCCGGACAAGGTCAACCAGCTGGGCAGGGCGGCGATGGCGGTCCTTGGTACTCAGGCGTGAGCCAGGAGCATCATGAATGGTTGCGCGGAAAGGAATTCGCCAACTTGGATACGGCCGTGCAATCGCATCGCAGTCTTGAAGCGATGATTGGTCGGAATCGGCTGGCGGTCCCCAAGGATGACAAGGACCAAGCCGCGTATGACGCCATCTATTCGGCGCTTGGCCGGCCGGGCGCCGCGAAGGATTACAAACTGCCGGAAACGGTCAAGTTTGATGGCGCCCTGTGGGATAAATTCTCGCAAAAGTTCCACGCGCTTGGTCTTTCCCAGCAGCAGGTTGCGGGCATCGTTCAAGAATATTGGGATACCGGAACAGGGCTACAGCAGGCCAAGAATACGAATTCTGCTGCTGAAGAAGAGAAGCAGGAGGGGGAGCTCAAGAAGGCTTGGGGCGGCCAATATGACGCGAACGTTGACTTGGCCGCGCGTGCGTGGCGTTCCCTCGGAATTTCGGAAGAAGACTCGAACAAGATTGAAGGCGCCCTTGGCTTCGCCAAATTTGTCCAGTTCTTCCACTCTATCGGCAAGGGCATGTCGGAAGCCGACTTCAAGACCGACACAGGCGGCGGTGAGAGCGGTGGTGTTGAGCGGGCCAAGCGCGAGCGCGATCGTTTGCTGGGTGACCCGGAATTCCAGAAGCGTTATACGAGTTCTAACCAAGCAGTGAGAAACAAGGCGATCGAAGAAATCCAGCCTTGGATTAAGATAATCGCTGAAGCGAAAGGGAGCGCAACAGAGCGGCACTAACCACGTTGAACCAAAACAGGGGCTAAAATGCTTAGATATCTGACACAAATCAAAGAGGCGCTGTTTCACGGTGCCCAGGAAATTGAGCGGCTTCGCAATGAGAATGAAGCGCTCGCCATCAAGGCAAAGGCATTCGATGCTTTTGCGCAAATGATCATGCTGCTGGCGCCACGCGGCGGTGTCGGTTTTTCGGGTAATCCCGATGCCGTTTACGTCATGCGTTCCCTTCTTCAGAAGCTTGAGGAAGA